TGATTATTTCCAATGGTAACTTCCCAATACCATTTACCAGAGGACACAAACATTGTGCTTCGGTACATAGCCCACGCGGCAGCGGTTTGCTTAATATCTAAGTTGCCATTAGAAAGCACGCCATTGGTCGATTGACGGTCAAGCGGATTCAAGGTCGCATAGTTTCCGCCATTATTGTTGCCAGAACTTGCCGTGTAATTCGTCGGCGTGTCGATCAGGCTGTCGTTGCCAGAACCAGACGAAACACTGATATTGTTAGCAGTCCAGTCGTTGTTATTTCCGCTGCTATCTTCTGCAATCGTTGTTGTACTTGTGTTATCAGAAAAATCTAATTTAAACCCATTCGTGTTATAGGTCCCAGAGTATTCCTTTGGTTGCCAAATTCCGTTGTTGTCGTATTCACCGAAGTCAGTTGGCGCAAGCTGCGTGCCATCTACAAAATGCACCTCAGCTAGAGACATATTTGAATAAGCAGTTGCTGCTGTTTGAGCGCCTATCCTGTGCTCAACCGCAGAATTTATTGATAAATCAGCATTCTGCGTAATTGAGCTGCGCTGGTCAGTTGTGAAATCAGTAACCTCTTCTCCGTTGACGTAAAACCTGATTCGGTTTGTCGCCGTCGCCTGCGTAGTGTCAACTGCAACAACAAAGTGATACCAAGCTGATGGATCTCTAAACACCCGTGAAGGTTGTATGTAGCCTAAATTTGTTTCAACATAAAGGGTTGGCCCAGCAAAATAAAACTGAAAATAAGGGCTAGACCCTGCCGCCAAAATATAAGTTTGAGCTGTTCCAGAAGTAACTACCTGCTTAACCCAACCTGACCATGTAAAAGTTTTAGAGTTACCTGCAGACGAAGGGGTGCGATTAAGATATGCACTGTCAGCACTGTTAAACCGCAAGCTGCGGTCAATCTGATAGCCAGCAACCTCGGCAGCCGCCGCTCCAATAAACAGCGGACTTGCACTTCCAGGAATACTCATGAGACGTTCAGCAGTGAAGTGACCGTAATACGGGTCGCACTCTCCACATAGTAGGCAAGAACGTCAACTGCACCGCCAGAACCTGCAGTCAAAGTCGGTGCCGTTCCGCCAGCAAACTTCCACTTGGTTCCCGCGTATGCAAGCGTACGACTTCCCGTACCATCCTGCGTCACCACGATCACACCCGATTGACCAGCAGTCACATTTGTTGGATCGCCTAATGTCCTGTTGCCACCGAGCTGGACCGCAAAATTATTTCCCAAACTTAAATCAACCGCTATGGTTGCCGCATCGGTCAACGAAACAACGTCACCACGCTGCGCCTTCGTAAAGCTCTGAGCAACAGCAAGACCAGCAACAGTTGTCGTTGCATCAGGCAACGTGACGGTAACGTCAGAAGTCGGGTTACAAGTCAGCGTCAACTCATGTGCATCAGCAGACGTGCCTTCCATCACGATGTTGTCGTTGAATGTCGCAACACCATCTACCTGCAGCGTCGAATCAAACGTTGCCGCACCAGTGACATCCAGCGTTCCAGGGATATCGATATTGCTGGTGAACTCAACGTCACTGCCGTTAGAAGCTGTTTGCAGCAGTTGACGGGCACTACCGTTTGCAAGCTTGCTTACTGCAATCTCTGCAGTCGTGCTGATGTCTGCGTTGGCAATCGTTGCATCCGCAATCATCGCGCTCGTAACAGTTCCCGTGTCACCAGTCGTTACAACATTGCCTGTAACATCCGGGAACGTGATTGTGCGATCACTGGTTGGGTCGGTAACAGTAATTGTGGTTTCATGGTCATCACCAGTTGCACCTTCAAAGACAATGACGACGCCATCACCTAAATTCAAATTACCCGTCAGCGTTCCACCAGCTAACGCCAGTTTGTTAGAATGAATCTCCTGCAATGCACTTTGCACATCAGTTGACGTAAACCCAGCTGGAACGGTGCTGATATTTGCCGCGGTCTGACCAGCAATAGCGTTTGAAACGTCAACCAGCTGGAATGTGCTTTGCGCCGCGCCCAAAGAAATGAGCATGTCAGGCGGAGCAAGCGACACGGCTGGGGCGTTGCCTGAACCGGTGCCGCTAGTGTCCACGACCACGTAATAATTAAGATTCCCGGCCGCAGGGTCCGGGAGAGCCGCTCCACTTGTAAAGCCAGCAGCAGAACCTGCAGTCGTGACGCTCGTTAGCAGGTTTGTATTTGCGTTATACGTTCCAGCATTAACAAGGTTGCCGCTGATGACCGTAATTGGGACAAAAGATGACCCCGAATATAGATATAAATTTGTATTCTTCTCGTCATAGAAGAATTGTCCCTTATAGTCACCATCTGGAAAGACCACCACATTATCCGTCGCGTCAGCGCCGCCGAATTTGGTAACCGATTCGTCAGCTAGCTTTGGTGCAGTAACTGCAGACGTAGAAAGCAAACTAGAACCAAACGTGCCCGTAGTGATCTTCGATGCTGGCAGAGCTGGGACATCACCTGCAACTAATGTCGCACCAGTCGTGACGTGCCCCTGTGCATCGATCGTAACCTTCGTAAACGTACCTGTTGTTGCTGTATTGCTGTGGTCAAGATTCCCAGCCGCATCAACAGATAATCCAGTTCCAGGAATAATTGCACCTTTTGCACTAGCAGTCGCAGCCGGTAAATCTGCTGCAGCCAGTACGCGGCCGCCAGTAACAAGACCCTTTGCGTTATATGTAACGACATGATGCGTTGAACTAGCAGTTACGTCATTATCAATTTCAATCGTGTTTGAATCCATGCGGAGACCTTCCGCATTAACAACCACACCACCTTTTGCACTTGTCGTGGCGACCGGCAGATCGCTTCCATCAATCGTTCGATATGCAAGCGCACCACCGGCACTTGTAGGCCCAGCGAGAAATTGATTAGCGGCAGAAGAGTCGTTGACACTTGCAGAAATCGCAACGCTATCGCCAGTGGTAGTGGCAACAATGTCAACAACACCAACCGTACTACCAGTGATGGTATTGATTGAACCAGCGGCTTTTAGGCTGATCCACGCTGATCCCGACCAGGCATACAAGTTGTTATCGTCGGTGTCTAAAGCAAGCTGTCCTACGAAAGCGCCAGAAGCAGGCAGCGTTGTGACTAGGTCAACTGTTGATTCGTCTGCAAGTTTTGCGGCTGTAACACCGTTGTCAGCAATTTTCGCCGCAGTAACCGCCAAATCAGAAATATCTGCTGTAGCAATATCACCAGCAGAAAACAGAATCTTTGCGCCAGGAATCGTGTCATCACTGATTAGTGTGACGCCGTTAGCGATCAAATCGCTGATCGTTAGTTTCTTTGTTTCGCTAGCGCTGGTGTCAACAGTAGCCAGCAGGTCGTTGCTGGCAAGGTCTGCCCCAGCAAGAGCTTCAAGCTCACTTATTTTCAGGTCAGCCATGATTTAAAGCTCCTAAGCTATGTTGCGCTAGGATTGTCTTGGCCTAGCTTAGCAAGCGGTTACTAGCTTGTGCCAGAACCGACAATGCCAATCTCTTCAGAGCTATCATCTTCAAGAAGTTTGCCGCCATCTTCTTGCGTCAAAGCAAACGGCACTTCAAGATCAACTTTTAGCTCAACCGGACCTGTGGTAATAAAATCTGCCGTAATCTGAACTGCGTCGCTAGGGGAAAACTGCACAGCAGCAGCAGTAATTATACCTTCAACCTTGTAATAAAGCTGGTCATTGTTTCTTATAGCAACACCACTTGGATTATAGTTGCTGTCCTTAATATACAAACGTGCGGCAAAATTACTGCCAACTTTTGTCCGTAGAATCAGTTGCAATAAATAATTTGGAAGCTCACTGCTGTCATCCCCAGCGTATTCCCAAAACGCACTGAAACGACCCGACCCAGAGATCAAAGAGCTGATTCGTTGCCGGAAGTTATCTGACAACACAGTTGTGTCTACACTTTCGCGCTCAGTGTTAATTTCATAACTGCTGACCTGCGCCAACAGGCGGCGTTTGTTTTCAATGGTCACTTGAACATTGAGATTGCTGCCTGTGCTTAACGCCGTAGCATTTGCTGTGCCGCCATTCACTGCATTTGCAAAGCTGTTGTAAAGTCTTATGCCACCGGCTTCGTCAACATTTATGTATTTAGTAACACTTGAATCTGTGTAACTACTAATAAAATCTAACGCATTGCCGTCAATTTCTTTAATTGTTATTCTGTCTCCTGTTATCAACTGGCCTTGGTCAAAATCAAAGCTGAATCGTTTTTCGGCTGTGTTTACGTCGTTGCCGTTGATCTTGCCAACAAGCCTGCCGTCGAGCTTACGCTTCAGCTCAACCTTTCCAAACGTGCCAAGATAAACGCTCATTAGATGTTCACGAACTGTGGTGCTCCATGAGACTGGAACGTAATATCAGCAGCCAAAACCTCACCAACTGCCATTGTCATTGTAATGTTCGTTATGATTACACGCATTTCAATGTAAAGTCCGTCATCCGTTCCATCATCAATTTTCAACCTTAAGCTAGATCGATTCGTGCCATTAGGGCCTTGTGCAAGTGTAGCGCCTTGGTAAAAATCTCCTCCTACTTCTCTTGCCTTAATTACTTTATTGATAAATGTACTAGCATTGTTGCTGCCTTTTACGCCTGGCGTTTCTTGATAATAAAGTACACGACAGCTGCCAGTGGTTGTGCGACCATCGGCAATAAAGCGATCATCAGTTTCTGCAAGCGTCTTGATGCTCAACAAAGATACAGATGAGCTGACTGACCAGTTCTGTACTTGAGCAATCGTATTGCCATCAAGCAATAGGCTTCCATGTCTTCCGGTGTAGTAAGACATCAGAGCACACCAATCAGGTTCACTGTAACACTGCTGACTCCAGGGCGCACCTGCACAACCTGTGGCGGGCTCTCGTATCTGTATCTGCTGCCTTGGCTTTGCGCTCCAAGTGCATCCTTATTGCCTTCCCAGCCGCCGCGAGTTGTGTCGGTTCCTCCGACACTAAAAGTCTGAAACGTGCCTTGAACCTCGTCGTAATGATCCAGAAATTGCTCTGCGTCAGCGTCAAAGATATTTGCATACGTCAGCGACAGCTTCATATTCGTGCGATTGCTGCCGTATAGAATCCGCGTCTCAGCACCATTCTGCGCCTTAAACGTCTTGACTGGATAGTCGCCAGATTCAAACGTTCTAGCACTAGGAACAAAATCAGGAAAAGGCATTAGAAGATTCGGAAACTATCAGACGTTACCAAGGATGCTAGCTCGCTCCTGTCCTCATCATCGCAACGATGCTCTGATGCCACAATATCAACCGTGCCCTGCTCTGAAAAGGTCAGTTGTTCAACAACATAGATGTTTCTAGAAACGGTGTCGTTTTTAAGGCTAAATACAGAATCATGGAATTTTGACTCTTGCACGCGTCCATTGCTGACGGTCATTATCCCATCCTCTACATCATTAGATCCAGTCTTAAAATATGAAACTGAATATTGCCCATCCGCCAAATCCTCTACGCTAGTAACAACTCCAGAGCTGCTAATCGTTCCATTATTGGCTGGGTTATACGGGCTAGCCTCTGTCACAACTTTGATGTAAGACCCTGCAGCAATACTCAAGCCTTCAAGCGTTGTTGAGAAGCTAATTGTGTGAGTAACAAGTTTCCTCAAGGCAATAAAGTATTTAGCGACCATCACAGCATGATCTTCAGATGTGCAAAATTGCGTCAAATCAAATTGCTCTTGAGGCAGTAAGTCAACAGTTCTGTCGTCTGAAATTTCTCCTTTAAGTACAACTTCAACCGAACGCTCTTCAGGCAGCTTGTTAGGCTGTTCGTGTCTGTATCGAACAACAGCTTTGAACTGACGGCGTTCCTCAGATCTTAAATACTCAACCTTAAAGGTATCCTCTAAAATGTTGCCTGATGTAAATAGCTGCTCAACCTGCACTGGCCCAAGGTTAATTAAACCGCTCTTAGGGTTGTAAGGGATAGCGGGCTTCAATGCAAACTTGCCGTCAGACACAATAAAATTACACAAAAAGTTTGGCGCTAGATCCGTGATAAATTGCCTTAAATTTGTTCTGTCCGTTATTGGGCCATTAAAGTAAAGCTTCTGTCTTTTAACAAACCGCGTGGTTTCAATCATTTGATCTAAGTCAACCAGCGGGGCATCATCAGCTTTCATGCCAAGCAATCCGCCCGCTCCAGCTATTTGGTCCGTCAGTAAATAAAAGACTAAATCGGTAAACAGATTACTAGAACCAATTTCTTTTGAATCGCCATAACACTGTTCACGATCTGGATGCAATCGTTTAACTCTGGTGCCCCTACCGATCCAGCAACGTAATTGATCTAATTGTGTAAAATTACGTGATGCCCGCAAAGATAATCCAGCCTGCGTTAAATTGAAAAAATTAGGAACTGTTTCGTTTTCAAGTATTTCGTTGACATATACAATTTCATGCTCGGGTGCACTACTGTTTGACTTTTCAACAAGTTCTCTATAAAGACTTAAGTCAGAAAGCTGGGAAGTTGTCACAAACCCTTCTGCACCTCGCTCTACGGTTGCTGTTTTTACTACATTTATAGACCCTATTGTATATCTAAAGCCGACTTTACCGTACTTGTTATGGAATGGATTGTTTGCTGCATCTGGAGTCACAAGATGATCAAAAGTATCTCCAGCCTCCCAGTTGTTCGTAGTATCCGAATCCTGAACAACAGTCATTGTTGGGCGAGTCCATCCCTTGCGCTGACCAGAGAAATTTTCGTTAAGCTGTTGTACTGTAGATTGAAATTCAATCTTTATAGATTTTGCTCCTTTAGTGAAGGTTACTACTTCTGGATTTGAAACACTTTCAACATTAAGGTTCTCAGCGTTACCGAAAAGCTCGTAGAGATAACCTTGTGTGCGACCACCTAAAACTTCAACGTCGCTGACGTTTGTGATTTGCACATCACGGCCCGAGAAAGTTAGGTTTCCTCCTGGGGCAGTCGTTCCACCTGGATTGTTTTGCTTGAATGGATTGGTATCTGGATATTCACTATCACCTCCGTAAACATTTGTTCCACCCAATCCACGCTTAATTGTGACAACATCTCCTACAGCAAAACCACGCGAACTGCCAACCACATTTGCAGTGTTTGGTACCCAAGCAGTTTTTTCTCCATTAGCGTATGCGTAATGGGTTGGATCTAAAGCTATTTTTTTAAACGTCCAATCAATAACAATCCATCTGTTGTTGTCAAAAAATTCCCGCGTCCTGATTGCAGACGTAAATCCTCCTACAGGCGTTTGAAAATACTTGCCATCATCGGCGCTACCTGCTATCGCGTATGAAAACGCTCCATTCTTGCCAGGAGCAGATTTGTCGTCATCAGTGTCTAAGCTGCCGATATTCCGAATGCGTTGGATCGCTTCCACTTGCGTTCCAGATTCAGGGCCAGGAAGTTCCTGTCCTCTTTCAATAGAAGTTGGCTTATCTACTTTTTCAGTCCCAAGAATTATTTGCTCACCCCTAAAAAACTCTTTATTGCTGGTTATTAATAACTTTGGCACTTTTTTGCCCTTGTATGCAACTTTCATTTCTCCAAGGCCAGGTAACCGTACATCCTCTGTTCTTAAAGAATCTTCGCCGTCGTACTCGTTGTTTAATTCACAGAATTCAAAATCCTCAGCAAAAAGCCTCAGCTCCGATCCTGGTACTGCTACAAACTTAAATTCAAGTTCTTTGGGCGTTTTGTCTGACGATTGAATAATGCGTATTGAGTTATATTGAGCAACAGGCTTGCTTCCTCTGATTACAAAAAACTGAGGTAAAGGCGCAAATGTAAATCCTTTGCCTTCATCTTCTTGCCCAGCCTTTCTAACAAAAATCCTGAATGCAGAAGACCTAGCGATTGAACCAGTATATGTTGCATTATTGATAGATACATTTTCCTTACCAAAGTCCCTGATTTCTTCTGGAGAAGGGACGCCACCAAAAGCGCAGAGGCCCTTCAGGGTTTGGAATACGTTGCTTTTAATGCCAAGCTCTATAACTGCTGCAGGTCGATTATTTCTAATCGTTGCAAAAGAAACTTTTGTGATCGGGAAAAAACTCTCGCCAACATTTCCGCCTTCACCTGGTTCAGGGTTGTCGTCAATGTAGTCTTTTCTGCCGCTATCAGTACTAGGCTCGATAACAAGGTTTTTATTTACAAGCCCAATTTTAGGGATGTCAACGCAAGTGCTTGTGTCAATACACTCTAATGTAATGAATTGGCTTCTTTCATCTTTTTTCGTGTCATCTTGATCATTTGTTATGTCAGGCTCAAAGCGTGGTGATGACCTTTTTGTTACTTTCCAAACAGTGCCGCCAATGGAAAATAATTCACCAAGTTGCATTGCTTCATCAGCGGCAAATTGCATGGATCGAACAGTGCTGTTAATGTCGTCCACACCAGGACCTTTGCCATCCTCAAATCTATACAAATTTCTATCAATAGACGTTTTGGAGATTAAAAACACTACTTTGTCTCCCTCTTCAACTGTTACAACTTTTCTCAGCTTGTCGCTATCCGTTTGGTCTTCGCTTCCATTCTTGCGCTTCAACTTAAATAAACCCATTCTCGGGCTGTAGTTTCTGCCCTTCCCTTCTGCTGATACTTTATTCTTTTTTACCACTGCCTTGCGCATTTCGCTTGAGTTGTATTCCACGCCATTATCTCTGCCAAAATTTTGATCGCCAATAATTTTGATCCGTTCAGCTATCTGCTGACGCTGAGCTTTATCTGTCCCATCCTTAAATACAGAAATAGCTTGATAATTTAAGCGGTAAGCATTTCCGTTTGCAATCGCTCCATAAACACCGAACTCTGTATTATTTGCAGGCGAAAATGCGTGGCAAAAGCCCGTATCTTTGACAACAGCCCTGGTTGGACACAAAAATACTTCTTCATTACCCTTAGGCCCATCAGGATCACCGCTGTCAAACGAACCTTTTGTGCCGTACCTCTTGTCATCTCCGACAATACGTTTCACGCCGTCTTCTGTGTCTTGCCTCCAATAAAAAGCAAACTGATCACTAAATACTTGGTCTAAAGCATTGTTGCCCAAGAAAATACCTTCCAAATCTGGCTTATCAATACCGCTTTTGCCCGCATTGTTGACTAAGCCCTGCTCCCCAACCACAAACAACATCTTCGCCTGTTGATGCGCTCCATAGCTAAACATGCGCGACCACACCATTTTCGGTGTAACAAGCATCCCGCCAACCTTGTCAGAACTGTCGTACAGCCCAAATACAATCGGTATTGGTGAAGCATAATCAGCAATATCTGCCAGCGTTTCAAAGCCTCTTGATGGCGTGAACCGTGTTGGCCCAGTAAAGCCTTCAAGATCAACAACGCCGCCTTTTCGTGCCGCGCTAGGCATCTTAGGCTTTGGTGTCAGCAGGTAAGCAACACCCGTCAGCACAAGGCTGATGGCAAGGTTGACAAGGATTATTGTTGTAGCTTCGCAACGAATATCAGGAATATGCTCATACTCCGCTGGCTTCAAGCGTCCACGACGCCGTACCTCAGCAGCAAACTTCCGATACTCTTCCTCTGTTATCCCAATCGTTTGTATAAGCTGCTTTTCGTACGGAAGCAGTGGTACGTCGTAAACAGTCGGGCCGAAGACCACTGAATCTTTTCCGACATTCGATTGACGTACAAGATTCCCGCCTGCCATGTGATTGCAAATGCCCAGGATTGCTGCGGTAGCAGCAGAATGTCCCCATCATACTCTGGCTTTTTTACGCGGTCACCCCAACGCATCAAGTCACGGCAGATTGCCCACTTACTCGCCTCATACCAGGACTGCTTAAACGGTGGCGCGTCAATGTTCAACCGCTCCAGTACCTCGTAGCACAGGTGGATGCAGTCGATATAACCATCGCTACCATCGGCACCAAACCGATACGGCATCCCAATTAGATCACTGCAATCTGACATTGTTGCTAATTGGCAGATTGCCCACAATCTTGCGTGTCAGTGCTCTTCTTGGAACATCCGTTCCAACAGCGTCCAGCACTGAACTTAACTCTAAATTCAAGGATACGTTATCCCACTGGCCTCCTGTAACCTGTCCAATGTAAGTATGCACGATATTGTGTGCTGCACTTGGCCCAGTCTCAGGGTCTGAATCTTCAATGATCAGTACGTCAACTTCAATCAGATGACGCGTTTCAATCGCTGTTACTGCCCAGCTACGCGTCAAGTCATTATTGGGAAAGACCAAAGTAGCTTCTAAGCCATCACCAGTGCGATTGACAGTGACACCTGAAAAGCCAAAAGGCACAAAGTTATATTTGCTTCCGCTATGCGTAATCTGTTTGCCGATAAAGAAATTTTGAAAGCGAAAGTTTGCTTGACCCCTTCGCTTAATTCTGATCGCATGACCGAAAGCGTACTGGCTCACATCCCGATCCTCTTACGAGTGCTGCTGCTCATCTGCAACCGCTTTAGTGTCTGCTGTTCACCTTGTTTAGCACCTTGATTGGCAGCTTGCTGCAAACCTTGCTGGAATTGATCAGCGGTCACATAGTCAACGCTATTGATCCGTTCCACTGTATAGCGGACGTCGATTGGTGCGGCAACAGCAGTGCCACCGCCACCATCCATGACGTTACTGCCACCACCATTCTCAGGAATGACTGATCCACCTCTTGCACCGCGTGAGTAACGCGACATGCTTTCACGCATCTTGCTTTCTGGGATGATGTATTCAGGCTCACCACCTTCACCGATTAGTGCGCGAGTAGGACCGGATACATAACCGCCTTCGGCAAAGTTAAATAAATTGCCGCCGCCAAACGAGCTAGGGCTTCCGGTTGCCAAAGAACTGGGACTTATTCCAAAACCACCGCCATCACCTGCGAAGCTAGTTCCGCCACCTAAGCCCGGCACGCCAAGAGCTTTTGCAATCAAGCCATAGGCGATAATTGCTAGCTGCTTCGCAATGATCTGTGCCGCCATATCCATGAAGTGTTCGGCAACAGACGACAGCATGTCTGCGATTGCTTGGTCCGCACTCTTAGTGCC